GCCGTGTAGGTCACGAATGGCGAGATTTGTATATTGATGGCACAGCCAACATTGACAGTTTGATTGCTGATACTGCTGATATAAATGGCGGCACTATTGATGCAACTGCTATTGGCGGTACAACACCAGCTGCTGGCGCATTTACCACGGTGACGGCATCTACTGCAATTGGAATCGGTTCTGGCGGTACAGGACAAACAACTGCGGCAGCTGCCATTACTGCTCTGACAGGCACACAAACTTCTGGCCAGTATTTGCGTTCTAACGGCACAAACGCTGTTTTGGCTGCGATCCAAGCGGGTGACGTGCCAACGCTAAACCAAAACACAACTGGCTCTGCGGGATCGGTAGCCAACGCCTTAACGGCTGGCACTGGCATTTCGTTCAGTGCAGGCACAACCTATAACGGCTCGGCTGCCATTACGATTAACAACTCTGGCGTGGCGGTTTACCCAGGTGCTGGTATTTCGGTGTCCACGGGTTCAGCTTGGAACACATCACTTACAGCACCTAGCGGTGCAATTGTTGGCACAACTGACACACAGACTTTGACCAGCAAGACATTTACGGGTTACACAGAAACTGTCTATGCTTTGTCAGGCACTGCAATTGACCCTGCCAATGGCACGATCCAGACTAAAACACTTGGTGCAAACACCACGTTCACTGAGTCTTTGGCTGACGGCCAGTCGGTCATTTTAATGATCAACACCGCCACTTACACTGTTACATGGCCAACAATGACGTGGATCAACACGTCTGGCTCTGGCGCTGCTCCAACTCTTGAAGCCTCCTCTATGAACGTCGTTGTCATGTGGCAAGTCGGCGGCACTGTGTATGGCAACTGGGTTGGGAGCGCTTGATGTTTTTAGCAGATAAATTAAACAAAGGCGGCAGCCTTGGCGGCTATCAAATCTCACGCAGTTTGCGCTTTAACAGCGCAGACACAACATATTTAGGCCGCACTCCATCAACTGCATCAAATAGACGAACATACACATGGAGTGGTTGGGTTAAAAGAAGTGCTATTGGTGTTGGTGACCAACGTGTATTTGAAGCGGGTGCAAGTTCGTCAAATGTATTTTGGTTTGGTTTTGGAAATGATGGTTCTTCTGACCAATTCTTGATTCAAGATTACTCAGGTGGTTTTGGAATTCAGCTTGCGACTACTCCAATTTATCGTGACCCATCTGCTTGGTATCATGTTGTTGTTGCTATTGACACAACTCAGGCAACATCTACAAACAGGGTAAAACTTTATATCAATGGAGTTCAAGTAACTGTTTTTTCAACGGCTACATACCCAAGCCAAAACTACGACACAAGAACAAATCAAACAGTAGCGCATGATATTGGAGGAAGTTCAGTTATTGGTGGCTCTGCATATTTTAATGGTTACATAACTGAAGTTAACTTTATTGATGGCACTCAATTAGATGCATCATCATTCGGTGAAACAGATACACAAACTGGTGTGTGGAAGCCTAAAGCCTACTCAGGCTCATACGGCACTAACGGCTTCTATCTGAACTTCTCAGACAACAGCAACACCACAGCGGCTACATTGGGTAAAGACTACTCAGGTAACGGCAACAATTGGACACCTAATAACTTCAGTGTGACTGCGGGTGCGGGTAACGACTCTCTTGTTGATTCACCAACATCGTATGGAACTGATACTGGTGTGGGTGGGACTGTGCGGGGGAATTACGCTACATGGAATGCCGTTTTGCAGACCCTTGGTGGAACAGCAAGCACATACACAAACGGAAACCTCGTTGCTTCTTCAACAAGTAGCAATTGGGTGCTTGGGACAATTCGTATAAACGATGCCAAGTATTATTTTGAACTTGTCCCTGATTCTGCCGCATCAACTTTTTATCTTGGTATAAATAGCACCACAGATGTTCGCATTGCGGCTTATAGTGGCGGTATTGAGGCCAGCCCCGGTGGTGGTTCAAATCAAGGAAGTCTTGCGGCTTGGTCTAATGGCGACATCATTGGTGTTGCAGTAGATGGCCCAAATAAAACTGTTCAGTTTTATCGCAATGGTTCAACCTACGGCACATTGGTTACATATACCACAGCGTTAGATTTATGGCCTTTTGCCCGTAATGGTGGAGTGGGGTCTTGTCAAGTTACAGCCAACTTCGGTCAACGCCCATTTGCTAACACAGCCCCAAGTGGCTACAAAGCACTTTGCACACAGAACTTGCCAACGCCTACGATTGGGGCGACTACGGCTACGCAAGCGGGTAAGTTCTTTAATCCTGTTCTATACACGGGTACTGGTGCAAATCTAGCCGTTACTGTTGGTTTTCAGCCTGACTTTATTTGGACAAAATCAAGAAGTGCAACAGACAACCAAGTTGAGGTAGATGCGGTTCGTGGAATTGGAAACATTTTAATTGTAAATAGCACAGCCGCTGAATCCGCTTATGGTGCTTTTGTTTCATTTGATACAAATGGATTTACAAAAGCCGCTGCTGAAAGTATTTCTGGTCGCACTTATGTTGCATGGAACTGGAAAGCCAATGGTTCGGGTTCAACCAACACAGCAGGCTCTATCACTTCAACAGTAAGCGCAAACACTACGAGTGGATTTAGTGTGGTGACTTATACAGGCACAGGAGTTAATGCAACGATTGGTCATGGTATTGGTATAGCACCTAGCATGGTGATTGTAAAAAGCCGTTCAACTCCAGCATCTACAAACACAGCTAAGTGGCACACATACCATGCGTCACTTGGCGCAAGTAGTGTTATTTGGCTTAATGAAACACAAGCTGCAGCAACATCAGCAAATTATTGGAACGCAACCGCACCAACATCATCTGTGTTTAGTGTTGGCACAGACATTTTTGGGCCTAATGTTATTACCACAACTTATGTCGCTTATTGCTTTGCCCCAGTAGCGGGATATTCTGCATTTGGCTCATATGTTGGTAACGGCTCTGCATCAGGCCCATTTGTTTACACAGGATTTAGACCCGCATTTCTGCTTATTCGTTCAACTGGCGTAGAAAGTTGGTTTCTATTTGATGTGGCTCGTGGCACATATAACGACAATATGCCGTTTTTGCAAGCCAATACAAATGGCCCTGAGTATGCTTTTGACACGCCTCAAATTATGTCAAATGGTTTTAAATTAAGCACAAATAATGCTTCAGTTAATGGCAACGGCAACACAATGATTTATGCAGCCTTTGCACAATTTCCTTTTAAATATTCCCTTGCACGATAGGACTCAATATGTACGCACTCATTGAAAACAACGCAGTCACCCAAGTTGGTGAACTATCAATTCTCTTTCCAAAAACATCAAACCCTACTCACGCATTTGCTATTGAGCAAGGTGCTTTAGAAGTGGTTGAAGGTGAGCAAAAAGACCAACGCTTTTATTGGGTGACTTTTGACAGCTACCAAGTCAACGGCTCTGTTGTCACTCGCACCTACACAAACACCCCAAAGGCTTTGGAGGATGTGACTGAGACACCAGAGGGTCAGACTGAGCCAGTTACGACTAAGGGCTTGAAGTCACAATGGATTGCTCAGAACAAGGCTAACGCTAACTCACTACTGGCAAGCACTGATTGGATGGTCATTCGCAAGGCAGAACGTGATGTGGCTATTCCTAGTGATGTAGTGACAGAACGGGCAAAGATTATTGCTGACTGCACTGCCAAGGAAGCGGCTATTATTGCTGCCACAACAATGGAAGAATTCATGGCCGTTGTTGCGCCAGTTTACATTGGAGAACCAGAATGAACCACGATACCCTGACCCAAAAGGTCATCTACACAGACTTTATTGCTGACCCAACTCAGTTGGCCGTGGTTGATCTAACGGCTGAAGAAGTCCAAGCAAACAAACAACATGCCATGGACAAACTGCGCGGTGAGCGTAACGCACGTCTATCTGCATGCGATTACACACAACTGCCAGACTTTGTTGGTGACAAAGCCGCATGGGCAACTTACCGCCAGGCTTTGCGCGATCTGCCTGCAAATGTGCCAGACGCAAGAATATTTGACACATGGCCTAATAAACCGTGATATATTTCACAAAACTGTACTGATGCAGCACATCAGGGAATCTTAGGATTCAAAAATGGATAACGAAACTTTAGCGGTAGTACCCGCGCCGGAACAGGAAGCAACGGCTGCCCCTGAACCCGAAGTTAATTCGCCGGAAATATCGACAGAGCAGACAGAACAGCCAGCGGAAAAAACTTATACGCAAGCTGAAATCGACGCAATGATCGGTAAGCGCCTTGCAAGAGAACAGCGCAAATGGGAAAGAGATCAGGCTTCAAAGGCTGCGGAGACGCAAACTTTAAGATCTATGCCAGCGGAAGCGCCTAGCGCTGACAGTTTTACAAGCCCCGAAGACTATGCGCAAGCACTAGCACTTCAGAAAGCCCAAGAACTTGTCGCACAACGCGATGCCGCCAAGCAACAAGCTGAGATCATGGAGGCTTATGCCGACAGTGAGGAAAAGGTCAGGGACAAATACGACGACTACGATCAAGTAGCCCGTAACCCTAACGTGCCCATCACTGAGGTAATGGCTGAAGCGATTTACGAATCTGACGTTGGCCCCGAAGTAGCTTACTACTTAGGCTCAAACGTCAAGGAAGCAGCAAGAATCTCCCGTTTATCGCCTTTCATGCAGGCAAAAGAGATTGGAAAGATTGAAGCCAGATTGGCCTCTGATCCTCCGGTCAAAAAAACTTCAAACGCGCCAGCACCGATTAGTCCGGTAACTGCACGTTCAAACGGCGCTCCGAGCCATGACACGACTGATCCTAGATCAATCAAGTCCATGACAACCTCGCAGTGGATCGAAGCTGAACGTGCCCGCCAGATGAAAAAGTACGAAGCGCAACGCAACCGCTAATTTTTTGAAAGGACTAATATGTCTAATAGTATTCTGACGATTGACATGATCACCCGTAAGGCTCTCGAAATTCTCGAGAACAACTTGGTGATCACCCGTAACGTAAACCGCCAGTATGACGACTCTTTCGCTGTTGAAGGCGCAAAGATCGGCTCCACACTGCGTATTCGTTTACCCGACCGCGCTCTGGTAACTGACGGCGCCGCCTTGCAAGTTCAAGACGACAACGAGCAGTTCACCACACTGACTGTGAACAACCAAAAGCACATCGGTGTCAACTTCACATCTGCTGAATTGACCATGCAATTGGACGACTTTGCAGAACGTGTGTTAAAGCCTCGTATCAGCCAATTGGCATCTTCTATTGATGCTGACGTTGCCAACTCATTCTTGAGCATTGGTAACTCTGTTGGTACACCTGGCACTACACCTTCAACTTCTTTGGTTCTCTTGCAGGCCCAGCAGAAGCTGAACGAAAACGCTGCTGTGATGAACCCCCGTTACGCCACCGTCAACCCAGCTGCTAACGCTGGTTTGGTTGAAGGCATGAAGGGTCTGTTCAATCCTACAGACACTATCAGCAAACAGTTCAAGAACGGCATGATGGGCACTGGTGTTCTCGGTTATGACGAGATCAACATGTCTCAGTCTATCAAGCAGTTCACAACTGGTTCACGTGGCGCTACTGGTGCTACTTTGTCTGCTTCTGTGTCCTCACAAGGCGCAACTACTATCGCTATCACTGGCGGCGGTAATGCAGGTACTGTCAAGATCGGTGACGTGTTTACTGTGGCTGATTGCTTTGCTGTTAACCCACAAACCCGTGAGTCAACAGGTTCCTTGTTCCAGTTCGTTGCTACTGCAAACGTGACTTTGGGATCAAGCGGCGAAGGCAACATCACTGTTGCTCCTATCTACACTTCTGACAATGCTTTGGCTACTGTCAACAGCTTCCCTGCTTCTGGCAAGGCTGTAGTGTTCGTGGGCGCGGCTTCTAGCCAGTACGCACAGAACTTGGTTTACCACAAAGATGCGATCACATTCGCAACTGCTGACTTGTTGTTGCCCCAGGGCGTCGACATGGCTGCTCGTGCCGTTCACAATGGTATTTCCTTGCGTGTGGTTCGCCAGTACGACATCAACAACGACCGTATGCCTTGCCGTATTGACGTTTTGTATGGCTACAACACAATTCGTCCACAGATGGCTTGCCGCATCTGGGGTTAATTTTTAAGATTGAAAGGAAATTATCATGGCTTTACCTAATGGCGCAGGCGGTTACCAACTTGGTGACGGCAATCTCTCCGAAGTTAACATTGGCGTTCAAGCGGCTCCCGTGACCAAAGCAGCAGCAGCTACTTTGACCGCAGCTGAGTTGACAAACGGCATCGTGATTTACAGCGGCGCAACCGCTTCTATTACTTTGCCAACTGTGGCTGACACCGAAGCACTGGTTTCCAGCGCTAAAGTAAACAGCTTCTTTGACGTTAACT